TAATATTGATAGTTGTGTATCATAATGTTCAATTAATTGTAATTTATATCTAAAGTTCTTTACACGTTGTTCTGCAGAACTATATTTAACAAAGTTATCAAATTTACTATAGTCTACATTAAGATTAATTCCAGATAAAGAACCACTAAAATATCTATCTACAATTTGTTGAGTTGTGCCGGTAGTTGTATCAAGTAATTCATTCCATGATTGAAAATCTGTTTCCGTTTTCATTGCATAATCATGATCTATTTCAAAGTTTGGTCCTTGAATTAGATTAAACTTTTCTTTTTCAACTTTAGGATATACATTTACATTTTCAATATATGGGCGTTTATCTTCCTGAGCTATCCATGCTCTTTGTTTTTCAACAATCTCAGTAGGTAATGCATCATATAACTTTAAATATATATTTTGGCCTTTACCTAATCTTGACTCTCCAAGCTCTTCATTTGATGTTACGCCACCAATACGTGCATTTACAACTTTAAATATATTATTACTACCTAAGTTTAAAACTAGATTATTACATCCTTTATTATACTTTGCATTTGTATATCGTTTAAATTGACTATACTGTCGACCTAATGTTACTCGTATATCATCATCTGGAACTATTTCTGTAGATAATGCGTCTGCTAATGTTAACCATACCTCCTTTCTATTAGGAGATATTTCTTTAATAAAGATTGATCTATTTTCTGTATTTCCTAATAAGTTCTTAATAAAGTTAAATACAACTTTATACGATCCTCGTTCAATTCCAACTTCTTCTAATTCTTTCTGTAAATCTAATTGAAGGAATTGTCTTCTTGCAACAATTTCTGGTATTTTTGCACTTTCAATTCTATGATCACCTGCAAGCCAATCTCCATTAGGAGTATACACATGCATTTCAACTGCGTAATCAATTGTTTGATCTGCAGGGTCTTCATATGCATTAGCCTTTTGTGTAATCAATAGACTATAATCTTCAGGTGACCATCTAAATCCTTCTATTGAAGCCTTAGATGAAATTATATCTGCACTATTTTTATATTGCTTTAATGACATATTTATCCTTTAAGCTTAAAATGTTCAAACTCTAGATCAACTACTCTTCTTAATGAAGCTAATTGTACCTTTTCTGTTGTCAATGAAATATCAAGGAATTTTCTAGGTGACCCTGCATGTAATTCAATTGTTCCAAATTGATTCTTGTCTACCTTTCCTTCTATATCCTTTATTCTTTTATCTGATGGGTTTGATACATCAATTACGTTATTTGCTCTTGGAATATCTTCATCAAATCTGTCTAAACCATTAAATTCTTTTTGTAATTCTAATGCTATATCCTCTTGGTCCTGAGGTACTCCTTGTACGTTACGTAAATTTTGTCTCCTTAAATGTTCTTTTCTTGCCATTTTATCTCACCACTTTAAAATAATATCCATTATCATGATACCTAGTATTATCACCACCATCATTAACAGTTTTAATACAAAATCTATATGTTCGTTCTGGTAATAATCCGTTAAATCGTACATTAAAATAATTACCAGTTGAATCACATGATAGTTTTGTATATGTATCATTAAATGGAACTATTGTCTCTTCTGTATATGCATCCTTTATCGAATAATATGATGATGTTGGTAAATGCTCTATTCTACTATAAAATGATGCTGTTGAATATGTTTTTGTTGGATATGTTTTTCTGCCTACTACTCTTAATTTAGTACGAGATAACTCTTTATATTCAGGCTTTAAATTCTTAAAGTATAATGTAATATTATCATCTATTAGTTCTGTTAGTCCTGATGTATCAATATTGCTATCATCCCAAGCTACTTCAATTTTTGGCATATAGATAGTATAAGTATCTCTACCAAAGAAGTTTAATACTCCAAATGTACTACTATCACGTTCATCAATAGTAGGTCGTTTTAAAATTAGTCCATTATTTGGTATAGTATTCTTAAACCATTTTTGAACTATTGAAGTTATATTCATTCTTATATCAGGTGATGCATAATTAAATGAAGCAGTTGCTTCATATCCAGAACCTGTATACCATGTTCCTCCTCCTACTTCAGATCTTCCACCAGCACCACCTGAATTTATTTGAGATCCTGATGCCCATTCTGTACTTCCTTTTCTATATTTCCATGATGCTCCATTTGTTGCAATTGGTATATCATCAAAATATCCTGTTCCATTATCCCATGATTCAGATACTGGAAAGGCCATTAATGAATATGAAATTGGTAAACTAGATGCATCTGCAGCATTTAATGTTAAGAAGAATGAACTACTAGCTGTTCCTAATCCTGGTACTGGTATTTCGCCTGATACAATTGAATTTGATATTTCTGAGAGTTGAGTTGCGAAATCAATTAATATACGTGTATTATATGTATTTGATTGATAGAATCCATTTAATAATGAACCCGATGCAATTTTTGCAAGCGATAATATTTGATCAATACCAGTGTTTTGTGTTGGATATTTTTCATGCAATGTTGTATCACGGTCTGTATATATGTTATATATCATAAGTTATTCCTCTAGTATGTTACAGTTCTTCCTTTAATATCTTTATTAGGATATTTTATTTCAAATATACACGGATCTAAAGATGGATATATTATTCTATTTTTAGTTGCTGCGCCAATGTCATAAACATGTCCAGAATATCCATCCTTTGTATCAAATTTATTTGTCACCTCAATATCAACTACTGATTGTACACCTTCTATTTTATCCAGTTCTGAGAATAAGTTTGATAACACAATAGGTTCATTAATATTCATTTTATCATTATCAAAACGATTTTTAATATAATCTATACATCTTAGAACTACTTCATTTGAATTATAGTTCGGCCTTGTTATTATTTCAAATTCAATACCTATGTTTACAACAAATGCAGTTTTAATGTTTACTGCATCAGTCATCATTCTAAACTGTCCTAGATATGTTTTTAAATTTTGTTGTATTGCAGCATTTGGTGCTATAAAGTTTTTATTAAAGTCATATGATAATGCATATAAATTTAATGCTAATGGGTTTGGTATACGATTATTTGGATCAGATGTATCAATTTGATTATCTTGTATAATATAAGCTTTTGATATTGAACCAAACTTTGCAGGCATTGCATAACATCTAACAATATAATCTTCTTTTGTAATAGATCTATTTTGTGCTGCAAAATTGGCCATCGCATCTTGTCGTATGTTGTCAATACTATTTGCTCTTTTACCACCAGTTGCTGGATTAGGATTATTAAATTGTACAGAATTATATGCAGTAGTTAATACAGCTTCATCTAATGGTTCTGTTGCATCTTCAAATTCAATTGTTTGCTTTGTTGTAATTGTATTAGCAGCAACATTATCTTGTACGCCACCACCTACAGAATATTTTACTGTTAATGTTGTATCATTGGGAGCTAAACCATATGTACTAGTATATAAAAAGTTAGTAGGATCTAAACTTGAATCAATAGTTCTTTTCATATAATTTAATCCTAAACCAACATTTTTTGGGTTTGGAATAATTTCTTCGTCTGCATCTGAACTTATCCCAGATCCAAATTGTATTTCTGTTCTATTATCTTCTCGCAATCTAGTTACATATCTACGAGCTGTTTTTTGCAATTTTAAGATATATGGTACGGTGCCTTGATGTTGAGATAATTCTGGATCATTAAATGGAATATTTCTGATTGGGTCCATTATTGTATCTTGTGCTAAATAATTTACTTCGTTCCATAACTGATTATTTTCATTTCTTATTTCAACAATTTCTAATACATTTGTATCTTCTTTTGGTAGTACAATTTTATCATATATTTTTGGATCACTAAAAGAATATTCTTTAGTTTTTATTTCTCCTGAAACTGCATCTACTTGTTTTTTAAGTAAGTAATATGTAACATTTCCACTATCATCTAATTCATAAACTGTTACGTCTGTGCTATCAACTGAACTAGTAAATTTAAAATCTACTGAATCTAATGTTCTAAATTTTATATCTGATTCGGTAGCTATTACTGCATTTGATTTAACTGTTACTGCATATCTCATATCTGGTTTAGCATTTACTCCAGTACCAATTGCAGGTACTAATTGATATGCATCTAATTTTACTGTTGCAGGAGTTAATGTTTTTGGCTTTAATCCACTCATTGCAGCTAATTGATATAAATTATACCTTTCTTCTGCAGTTGTAAGAAATGATTCTCTAGATTGGGCATCTGTATAAAATGATAATACATCTCCAACATATGCAGACATTTCCAAAAACATCATTCCTGGTGATGATTCATTAAAATCATTATATGTATTTGGAAAATATGTTTTTGTAAAGTTTACTAGATTTCTACGAAACTGCGCAAAATCTTTATTTAAATATTTTACATCTTTTTTTACTAAGTCTGCCATATTACTCTACCTATGTTAATAATTGGTATTTGTTTGAACACCATTTTCATCTATTAATAATTTAATTACCTGATTTGCTCCATTCTCAGTTACTCTAAAATGCAATGAAATATCTAATGCATGTTGGTCAATTCTACGATCTACAATAATATTATCTAGAATAATATAAGGCAGCCAAGTTGCAATATCTTCATTTAATCCATCTTCTATTGATCTTTCTAAATCAACTGTACTTTGTTCAAATAAACTATCAACTATCTGCGTTCCAAAATCTGGCTGCATAAATCTTTCGCCTTTTCTTGTTAACAATAAATTTTTTAAATTTGATACAGCTTGTTCTTCTGTGCTATATGATTGCGCAAATACAGATGCACCACCCTGTGATCCAGATGCATAATTTTGATTGAATGTACGACCTGGAGCATTACCATTAAATGGTAATAATACTCCGACTGCCACATCAGGTTCAAAATCTAATGGATGATATCTATATTCTTGTTGGGCCATTATCTAACGCCTTTCTTTTTATCAATTGCTTTCATAACTGCTGAATAATCTTTTGTTAATGCAGATGTAAGATGTTCTGGTAATTCAGCTGTATTAACAGGTCGACCTTCTACATCTGTTGTTGGTATCGTATCAATTCCTCTTGAAGAATTCATCATTGATCCAAAATTAGATACATCATTAGTTGTCATCATATCTTCCATCATGGAAACTGGCGGTCCTTGTTGCATGTTTCCAAAATCTGCAGTAGCCGCAGTTTCATTTAATATATCATCTAACATTTTATTTTTAGAAAATGTTTTTTTCTTACGTACTTTTGATTTGTATGGATGTTCTTGTTGTTCTACCATTCCTTGTAATGATAATCCATGATTAATAACCTTTTTATGCGAAACTGTTTGTTCGCCTAAAATATCTTTAACTGCGGTACGAACTTCTTCTCGAACCACTTTACGTAAAATTTTTACAAAACTTTTTGTGTCCATAGTATACTCCTATCTATTCTTATTTAATATAAATATCAAGGTATACTAAATGTTGGCGGTTTTTTACGTGATTGCTCCAACTCCAGCACCAGAGCCACCAGTAGTTGTTACGGCTGTAGTAACTATACCTGATTTTATATATTTGTCTATTGCAATTGCCAACTGTTTAGCAAGAATTGCTTCTGCGGCTGGACCGTTTGCATTACTTGCGGCCTTAAATGCTTTTTTGATATCAGTTTCTAAATTTGGTAATATTAATGGCATATTATTCTCCTATTGTTTTAATTGTGACATTCGTGATACTAATGCTGCTATATCACCAGCAGCTGGATTGGCTAGTGTTGGACCATTTCCTAATCCTGGTGCGGTTGGATATGCAGATGCTCCACTAGTGATTTGTTGCATAACTTTTAAAAATTCGTCCATAATTGATAACACTTCATTCATGTCAGCTGCCCAATCCGGTGTTGCAACTTGTACTGATTGTTTTGCTGCTAATATTAAGAATTCTTTTTTGGCATTAAATACTAATCTGTCTGATGATATAACAACTTGGCTACTATCAGCCTTGTTTGATCTTGGTACACCTGTACCTAGGTTTGGTTGAGCTGTTTCAAATGTTTTTAATTTTTGGCCGGATGTCATACAAATTGTAGATTGGTCTAATTCAAAACTTTCTTTTGAATATTTATTTGTTCCTGGTATTGGAAAATGTCCATTTGTAATAAACGTAATTGGTGAACCAGCTCCAAAGATTCCACCTTCCCAATCTGCACATGCCTTTATCTCATAAACATCTTTTCCTTTGATTGCATCCGGATGTGGACTATCTTCTACTGTTGATCCAAATCTAATTGTCTGGCCCCATCTACCTTCTATAATAGTATCTCCTTCATATGGTTGCATTGGCTTTATTGTTTCACGTTCTTGAAATGTCTCTCCCATGAACGGATCTAATGCAGATTCTT